ATTCGGCCGTCCGGTAGCCGAACACGTTGCTGATCCGGTACCAGTCGTGCTCGGAGGTTCCGTCACAGACGATTGAGTTGTCGGCTAGGTCTCCGACTACGGTGCTCCCATTCGCCCAGATCGAATGCGAATTGAAGGTGTGGCCCATATAGCAGAGATTCCAGGCCGGGATAGACGAGATGATGTTGTCAGGCTTGATATCGCGAATGAGCGACACAATTCCTTCGGTGATCTCGTGGACGGATAGCCAGGCTCTGCCTCCGTCGATGAGATCGGCCCATAGTCGCCGGTATGTCTCGCGGATATCCCAGGCCTGGTGCTCGCCAATGAAGTCTTCCGGGCTAACCCTGCCCTGCCAGAGCGAGCCGTACACCTTGGTGCGGTATTCCTCCGGGGTGCCGCTGAGCCGGTAGCTGACCTGGACGCTCGGTACATCCTCGTATCCCGGGATGGGCGCGTGCAGGTACTGGCATCCGTATAGCTCGCTGGGCTTGTCGGTCTTGCTGACGATAACGGCCTGACGGCCGGAGCTGACGACGGCCGCAGCCGCCGCCAGTCCGGCCGGGCCGCATCCGAGGATCAGGACACGGCTCACTTCTGCCTCCCTCTAGAGGATCTTGCCTCCGTGTTGGTACGGCCGGGTCCAGCCATACTTGATGACCCGCCGCAGTTCGTACTCGATGTCCACGCCCCAGATATCGGCCGTGTCGAGCACCCGGATGAGTACGTCGGCTAGCTCCGGGCCTACGCCCATCGGCTTGCCGTCCTCCCGGGTGCTCGACCAGTCCTTGACACGGTAGGCTTCCAGGGCCTCGCTCGCCTCGCTCCCGATGAGCGCGATGTACGCCGCGAACCACGGCCCGGTACGCGGGCCAGACCCAGGCTCGCCCATCCCTGCGCGCCATCCCTTGTCCTTGTTCAGCTCCCGGATCTCCTCCGTGAGGATCTCCAGCGGGCTCGGCAGGTGGCCACCGTAGCCGTCGTGCGCGCCGGTCATATCTCTCCTCTCCATGACCTGTCCATTAGCTCCCGGTGAAGCTCATCCCGGAGCCGTCTGACCGTCTCGGCTAGATCACGGTCAAAACGGTGGATCCTCGTCAGGGCCAGCCGCCGCACGCCCACGCCCACGACCACGGCCCGCAGGCTTAGTGTCGGCCTTAGCCGTCCGGCCGGAGCTACGGGCCGGAGCGCGGCCGGAGCGAGCGGAGGTGGCCGCTGCGGGCCTCGCCGGAGCCGAACGGCCGGAGCGAGCGGCGCGAGCCGGACGGGCCGGAGGCGCAGCCTGAGAGCCGCGTGCGCCCGTCTTCGCGCCGGAGCGGGTACGGCCTCGCGCCGGAGCCGGGTCAGGCTCTGGCTCCGGCTCCTCCTCCGGCTCGATGACGTTGCCGTCCTCATCGATGAGGTCGCCATCCTCGTTGACGAGGTTGCCATCCTCATCGTACAGCTCCTCCGGCTCCGTGTCTTCCGGCTCCTCCGGCTCCTCATCCCAGGGAAGCCAGGACTTGACCCGGGCCTGCCATTCGCCGTCGTACCGCTCGCGGCCGGAAACGATCCGGCACCAGGCATCGTCGGAGTCCTCGCCCGGCCTGAACGTGTCGATCCGCTCGATGGGGGCACCGAACTGATCCTCATCGCCGTTGACGTAGGTTTTGGTCTTGATGTCCCGGAGGGTGACGCCGTAGACGGCGAGGAAGGGTGCCCACCTGAACTTGGCGCTCGCGATGAGCGGAAGGTTCATCCAGAATGGGCAGTCGTTGTACTCCTCCTCGTCTCCCTCATTCTCGGCTGCGACCCAGAGAGCCTTGAGCATCGGGTCATCGCCGGAGCCGTCAGCCTTGACCTGAGTCCGGGTCCACCAGAGGCTCTTGAGGAAGCCTTTCAGCTCCGTGCCGACCGGGGGCACCTCGCCGTCATAGCTCTGGAATTCGCCATCCTCGTATTCGACCTCATCGAGTGCATCGACATCGAGGTCTGCGACGTCATCCTTACGGAGCTTCGCCATTTTGGTACTGCCGCCTTTCATTCGTGCGTATGGTCTAGCTGGTCTTGGTGGAGTACGTGATCGGCCGCGTGCTCTCCTCTCGTTACGTACCGGAGGTATATGTGCCGCTTACCGATATGCTTTGTGACCCAGTCAGCTGGCTGGCCGTCTGGATCCGCGAGCACTACTGGTTCGGCCGTCTCGCCGTGGTCGGGTCGCGCCATTCGCCTTTCCGCTCTGTTCCAGTGATTTGTCGATTGCGGCGACCATATCCGCCATCGCGAAGTAATCGCCTTCCGCTACGTCCCATCTCTGGCCCAGGGCCGTGAACCGATCCTTGGCCCAGTACGGAGGATAGGGCTGCGCGAGAGCCCTGCGGATAATGTCGGATGACGTTCCTACGGATTCCCGCGCTACCGCGTAATATAGCCCGACGGAGGCCTGAGCGGAAATGTAGTCGCTGATCTCTCCCTTCTTACCCATGATGTGCGGGATGACCCGGGTCTCGCCTTCCGCATCCTCGACAGTCATGCTTGTGGTGATGAAGATGGAGTTGAATGGGCCGTCGATGATCCGGTCGTACCAGCGCATGAAGCCGTTCTGGTACTTCTGGTGGTCCTGGATGGCGGGTATGTCGAGGTCGCGCTGCGGATTGTTCGCGTGGATCGTCGCGAGGATCCAGCGCATGTACAGCACCTGCATCTTGGTGCCGGAGTCTACGATCAGGAAGTCATCCGGGCCTAGCGTGTCTTCGGCCTTGGCGACTCCGGACACAGCAGCCTCCCAGGACGGAGCCCGCATGAGCCCGGCCGTGGATCCAGCGTTCCGGGCCGACACCACGCCTTCCGGCTCCGTCGAGAGGAACACAGCCTTGTAGTCACGGGTGACTCCTCCGGCGAGCAGGGTCTTGCCTCCTCCGGATGGGCCGTGGATGAGAATGTTCTTGGTGAACTTCGCCGTCGCGAGGCTGGTTACCTCGATATCAACGATCGTCTCGTCTATCGCCAGCGGATTCTCCCGGACCTGCTTTGCGGTCTGACGTCCCGGCCGGGCTCCGGCTCGCCGTCGCGTTCCCGTCCTAGCTGCTGGTGGCATTGCTATTCTCCTCACTGGCTTCTGGTGGAATGCGTAGCTGATGCCCGTCTGCGTGATAGAACATGACCGGACCTGCCAGAGGCCGGTATAGCTCTATCGTTGGAGGCGAGATCAGGCCGAATGGCACGTTGATGGCGACCCATTTGGAGCTGTCGGCCGTCACATACACAATCCGGTTACGTTCCGGGCCGGACATTGCTATCCTCCCTGTGCTAGGAATTCCAGGAAGTCCTGGAAGATATCAAACCGTTCTAGTCCGGCCTGGAATACATTCTCCCTAGGCCCGATAACGATTATACGCTTCCGGAGCGCGATAGCCATTCCCAGCTCTGTATGTCGGCCTCCGGTCGTGCTTGGTGTCCGGGTGAATAGGATGAGGGTGCTCGCCCGGGTGAGATCCTCGATGTTCTCCAGGTTGGCCTCACGGGCAGCCCGGTATATCTCCTGGGATTCCCGGAGGACTTCCGGAGCCGCATCATAAGCGGGCTCGGACAGGTCCTTTGATCCGATGGACTTGTCATCCGGCTTGTTGTCGATCCACCGGGAAGTGACGGCCCAGCCGAACGGCTGGAGCATCTGACGGAATTCCCGCATTTCCCAGGCCCGGTTATAGCCTGCGGCAAAATAGACGGTAATGGGCTGCTTAGACATTAGGCGCTTTTCCTCATATCCTCGTATGGATCGATCTGCCGGAAGTCGGCCTTGAGTATTGCCTTGTATGAGTCCTTCCCGCGCTCATGGAGAATGCATGGAGTAAAGAAGGGACAGCGGGGACAGTCCTTAGTCGGAGTCTTGGTGACCGGAATGATACCGTCGCGAACGGCATTCATGACCGCTACCTCATCGGCTATCCGGTCAAGCTGGGTCCGCTGTTCGGCCGGAGTCCGTTCCACAAGCTCGCGGATGTAGCGGGGAGGAGGCTGGCTCTTGCTTACCTCTCCCATTACCTCAACGCGAGCGAAACGAGCCGCTACCTCAAGGTCACCGAGCTTTGCCTTGTCGATGGCGATTGGCCCGCTCTTTGGGCTTGCCTGCTCGACGGTCCTTGCGCCAGTCGACTGGAGCGCTTCAACGTAATGTTCCTTGGTAGGTTTGTTATGATATAGACCGCTCACGTCCTGCGGCCTCTCGTCAGGCATAGCCTTCCGGAGGAAGTTGTATATGATGCCTGCGATCTCCTCGCCCGGCCTGAGGATGCCTTTCGCCCGGAGGACCTGGCTTGCCACGGCCCAGTAGCTACCTCCCTGATCGTCTAGCTCAAGGTAGGCCAGGATGATCTGTGCGGCCGTCTTGGTCTCCAGGAGGTATATCTGGCCGTCGCTGAGGTCCCGGAGGACCCCATCCCACCGACTTGAGAATATGGCGATGGGCTCGCCTTCCCGGGCGATCCGGACCTTGAACTGATACTCCGGCGCTATGATCTGCCACTGCGAGTCCTTGCCCCAGTGCTCGACGTAGCCTTCAAGCATCGCGATGCCTAGCTCCGTCGCGTCCTCCCATACCGGAGCGTCAAACGTCTCATCTAGGTACGTCCGGGCAAATCCGATCTCCTCGCCAGCCCAGTCACGGAAGGTAGCGGCCGGGTGACGGCCTCGCCGCTTACCTCGCTGATAGTAGACGGCCATGGCCTCGTGGATCCCGATACCAAGCCAGAGAGCGTCAGCCTGGACCGCTCGCGGCCGGTACCCCATACGGTACTCCCAGTACCAGCGCTGCGGGCAGCGTTTGAATGCGGAGCGCTCCGAGGTCCGGAGTACCGGGAGGGACGCTGTTGCTACCATGACTCGCCTTTCGTTGCCTTTCGCTTTCAGGGACCTGCCCGGCCGAAGCGGTGAGACGGCCGGGCAGGAGCCTCAGAGCGCTAGGCTGCGGGGGATCGGCTCCATGTGCCGCCAGATGGGCGGCTCACAATTCCTCTTGATGATGTCTGGCGGCAGCCATCCGTAGCTGTTGCCGTTCGCAATCGGGGGCACCGGCGTTCCCTTCTGTGCCTGAAAACGGGCTAGCCCGGCCGGGCTCCGGGGGTGGAGGGTGACCGGCCGGGCTAGCGGCTAGAACGGAGCCTCTGGCGTGGCACCCGCAGCGGCCGTGGACCGGCCTCGCGTGGTGCTGCGGCCGCTCCGCGCAGCGGGCTTGGCCGCGCTCCGGCCGGCAGGCTTGCTGGCAGCGGGCTTGGCGGTGGACCGGCCACGCGTCGGCTTGGCGGGCTCCGGCTCCGGCTCGCGTTCGGCCGCACGGGCCTCGCGCTGCGAGATGTTGAAGTCCGACTTCTGGAACTTGGGGTACAGCGTGGAGCCGAGTGCCAGGAGCTTGTCCACGGGCACCTCCTCTAGCTTCGCCACGTTGTCCTCAAACCACGTGACGTAGTCCTCCATCGTCGCCGTCAGCGGCTTGTCGAGGTACTTGCCGAAGTCTTCGGCCTCGCCGTTCGCCGCTGCCACTTCCGGCTCCGGCGCGGTGCGGGTGCGTCCCCTGGGCATTTTGTTCTCCCTACGGTTAGTTGTAGCCCTGCCGGATTGGCCTGGCATTTCGGTCTTCCCCTGAGTATAGTCCTTTATCTCTCCAGTCGCTACCTTTCGCCGTGGCGAATCGCCTATGTGCTCGACTACCGAGAATAGGTGTCCACCGTTTCCAGGCCCCTGATAGAATACGTGGACGTACCCTCCCGGGCACGGCTCCGCTTTGTTGCCGAATTCCCAGGCGATATTCAGGATGCGCCGCGCTCGCTCCTCCGCGAACCGGCAGTCACGCGTGAGCCGGTCTAGGGCCTGCGCTCCGGTTATCCAGACCATTATGATGGCTCCTGCTCCGTAATGACGAGCTGGACCCGGAATCGCCTTTCCGGCTCGCGCCAGTTAGTGAACCTGACTTCCAGCTCAAGGTACCCGGACTCATCCTCTCGCTCCTCGATCCGGATATATCGCTGGACCCTGTTACTAAGATCCTCGCGGTACTCCGCGACGGAGGCACCGAGGTTTGTCATAGCATCCAGGCATATCTCGATGAGGTCGCCTTCCTGGAACTTACCCATGTTGCCGCCAATGGTCTGTATCTGGTCTCCTCGGAACGTCATGCCGCCACCTCCACGTTGGCTTGTGCTACCATCTCCGAGAGCCTACGCGGGCTCGCGTTCGCCACGACCTCGCGCTGCTCCTCGGTAAGGCTCGCCATCCAGACATCAATCGTCCGGAGGCTGACTAGCCGGTACACGATCACCTGATGGACCCGGCTGACCCGGTGGATCCGGGCCTCCAGCTGCTCATCCCGGTCGGAGATCCACGGCTGGTCGAGCACGACCATCTCATCGGCCGCATCCAGGGTAATCGACTCGCCGCCAGCGTCACGGTTGAGGACTACAACCCGGAGGGAGTCATTAGGGTCCTGGAACCGGGCCACGAGGTCGGAGCGCTTACGATCGGAGGTCGCACCGGTCAGGGTCAGGACCTCGATGTCGCATTCCTTCCGGAGGACGGC